TCTTGACGGAATCTTATGTTTACGTACAAAGCTACGCAACTCTACTTCGGTTTCAAAAAGTTCTATATGTTGTCGTCGCATGCTGAAGTATCGAGATGTAGTGTAATAAACTAACACATAGTTTGCTCTCATAATTCACCTACATATTAATTTTGTTCAACTTCATCTTTTGTATGCATGTTAGTAAGACCAGGGAAATATTGATGAATTGTATCTATTGAACCTTGGTTCTTAACTATAATATAACAATCACTTGGTACACTCGTAAATGCTTGATTTAGATTACCTTGTGTACAAGGTGTGAAATCCATATTACGCATATCAAGACGTTCCAAACTACGACATCCTGAGAAACCACGTTCCATAGTTGGTTGATAAATATTCCAAGTAGAGAAATCTATTTCTTTAACAGTACCACAATATGCACATACTTGATAAAGATCATTTACTGCAGGTGTGATAGCAGTACCATCGATCTTATCACCTTCAAATCCTCTAAAGAAATTACGTACACTTCCAGTAGCTGTAGTATAAGGATGAAAGTTTTTAATACACTTAACCCAGTTTGGTGGATTAACTGTATCAGAACCAACACCCCATTCTACAGTATCTTTATAGAAATCAGTTGGATCTAGTTCAACACAAGAACCTTCAACATTAAATATATTTGCACCTTTTTTAATATTAGCAGCAACAAGATCAGCATCACCTATAACTGTAACTTTAGATAAAGCAATCTTACCTTCGCCTGTAGGTACAATCTCTTGATCTGCAGTACCTGGCGTTACTGTTTTAGCTTCAGTTGGAGTTGCATTAACAGTAACTGAATCAAGACCTGTATAACCAGCATCTGGTTTAACAGTGAATTTAGTTTTCTTAGGAGTAACAGTCTTATCTTGATTGTTAAAATTATAAACTGAACTCAAGTCAACTGGTACATCAACCCATTCTGTTTCAAATCCTTTAACTTGAACAAGATAATTCTCAACATGTGTATCTGGTTTTGTTGAAGTATCAACAAGTGTACCAAGATAACATTCTTTAACTCCTACATCATTAATAGCGACACGTTCAACACGGTCAATCAAAAATACTTTATTTGGTTCTTCTTTAAGAAACGCTAATTTTAACATAATTTCCTCCTATTTCTTTCTTCCACCTTTACATCTCTTGCATGCCATATGGTTGTTCACTTCCCATCTCACCCATTTGTGCAGCTTGAGGTGTTCCAGCAACTAAGTTCTGAATATCACCAGTGTCTGGTGTATTACCTAGCGTATTAGCTTGTTGCTCAGCTTGAAGTTGTGCTGCAACTTGGTCAACAGCGTCTTCAGGCTCCATTCCGCCCTCTACTAAATCAGAGAACATCTCAAGAGTCTTAGCAACTTGCTCAGTAATTCGAGTATTTCTTTGAATACCCATACGTTTAAAGATCATATCTCTAAATGGAATGTCTTGCATTAGTAACCATTCTTCAACTGTAATGATTTCAGGGTCTGGTTTATATTGAGCTTGCTTTTCAAGTAGCATATTGGCAACAGCAGATAGTCTTTGTTTGTTACGAGGTAGATAAGTTTGGATATCTATGTCATAACGGAATCTAATGTCGTCATCAATCTGTGGAAAATCAAATTCAACAGTTTTAACTTGCTGCGTAATAGGATCTTTAACAGTATAAGTACGTTTATCTCCGAATTGTACAAGATTATTAACAATAAGTTCTGTTAATCTCTTGGTATATTGCTCATATAAAGCAATCTTAGTGTTATCACGCATAGTAGTATTGGCTGTAAGTGCATCCATACCACCAGTTGTCTGTATAGAACCTGTATCTTTACCTGCATACATCGCATCAACACCAGATGCAACCTGGATATCTGTTCCAATGTTCGCTTTTACCTGTAAAAGTTCAGGTGGAAGTGGTGGGAACTGTCCATAATGCACTGCATTCGTTGCGTCACCGTTAACTGGGAACGTTTTGTCTGCGTCGTTACCGTATTTAGCGAATTGACGTAGGTTAATTCCTGATTGAACGTTGACAAAACGAGGTGGACGTTGTGCTTTGTACGCATACGTAGCATAAATTGAATTAAGTAAGTCATATGTTAAATAATTACCGAAGATTTTAGCTGGTTCAGATGCTCCAACTAGGTCTCCTGATGGTAAATTACA